TAAACAGACATAATTCCATTAGACTTATTTAAATGATGAACTCTTACAAGACTGTCATTTAAAAACCAAACTTTTTTGCTTCCAGGAATAACTGGAGCAGCGTTGTAGAGACTCATGTCCGTTAGTGGCATGAGTAGTCCTAGCTTGGGATTCCTATTGCAAGAATATTAATTCCTACGGAAGCAGTACCACTTGTTCCAAACCTTACGACACCCTCTACCCTAGAAGTAGTCACTAAAGTCAGAATGACAGAAACGTCGCCACCACTGGCGGTGCCAGATATGTTGATAGGTGTTGCTGTTACGATTGGTGGGTACTTAAAGTCTGCAGCTGGGAAGTTATAAGAAAAGCTTACGGATGACCCAGTGTTTACATCTGTATTTGGAGCTAGCTCATAGTACCCTGCTACAATTCGACTGTCAGTAATGCGAACATCTTGCCTACCAATATTTGCTGCTGGGGTCTCAATTGAACTAAACTTGTTAGAGGAGTAGGACGCTTGAGTTGAAAGCTGATTTACGGCGTTGGCAATCTGATAGATATATGAAAGATCTAGAGGTTGCCCACGCTCTGGTACTGGAATATTTGCCATTTTTTCTCCTAAGGTAATATTATACCAGAGGAATCTCCTCTGATTCGTAAAGTTCTAGCTTGATGTTTCTGGTCTTGCTTATTCCAGATGCCTGAATAGCAAACCTAAAAGAGTCTTCTGCGTTGTTAATAAACGTATATGTACGGACTGAAGACGGTCCATGATAAAAGTAGTCTTGACTGTCAAACTTAACAAAGATATCGTATTGAGGTCTATTTTCCTCGTCCTCCCAGACCAAAGTAACCAACTTTCCGCTTATAGAAAATTCTGCATCTATTTCCTGAGGCTCTCTGGCGTTTAAAGAAAAAACTGGTGACCAGGCAGAAACCCTGTTTCTGTCGTCTGAGACTATCCTATACCTAATCAAGTACTTGTTATCAGAGGTGAGCTCTACCAGAGAAGACTTTGGAATAACGACCTTCTTAATTCCTGAGTCTGACATTACTCTACTCCAACTGTAACTCTAAATTCTATATAGTTAGATGTGTTTGAAGATTTAACAATAGGCAATGCTCCATCAGACTTAACTACTGAATACCCCGTCAATCCGTAGAGCGGATTAGTTGTTGTCAGATTTTCAAGTTTCATTCCATCTAAGGCAACGTAGTAGTCTGAAGATCTTTCTTCATCTTTTAAAACTTGCACATATATTCTTGAGGTGTTTGCAGTATTCCAGTTAAAGCCAGCAGTGTAGTAAAGCTCTTGAATTTGTTTTGAAACTACAAAGTATCTATTTTCGGAAAAGTCTGTAAGGGGGTCATCGTTAATATCTACTGCAAAGCTAGCATACTGTTCAGGATTGCTTGATGAAAAGAATTTAACTAAGATTTTCACATTGTCTGGATTTTCATTGCTTTCTCCATCTTTGTTGATCAAAGAAAAGGCGAGCTTGATGCTATCGGTTGGGGCATTTTTACTAAAGCTAAATGACGTCTCTGCTCTTTCTATATAACTTCCAGAAGTAACTGAGACACCTTCGGTTATGCTATCCGCAAGTACGGCGGTATTGCCAGCAACCATAATCATGTTGTTAAAAAATCTACATCTTTCATTTCTTTCAATTCTGGTACCGTCTGTAAAAATTCTATTATCTGCATTTGTATGAAAGATAGGAGTTTGAGCAAGTGTTCCATTTACTATATACGATCCAGTGATTACGTTATTACCAGAAGTATCTAGTGGCGCATAGACAGAAGGAATCTCGTCAGAGCCCTGCAGCTTCCAGCCTTCGTTTTGGTTAAACAAAAAAAAGTTTTTGCTATCAAATGATCCTGCAGAAGGATTTGATTGTGCTGGGTAAATCCCAACCTCTGTAATCTCGTATCTTTCTTCTGTAGGCAATTCGGCAGTTAGGACTAACTTTGTAAACCCATTTTCATTTACATATCCCTTTGAAATAATTGGAACACGAAACATTTCAAAGTCTAAAGACTTTTTTTCTGAATATTCTGTTTTTTGAGAATTGGTAAATCCAGACTCTTCGCTATTCAGAGCCGATGGCCCACAGCCCACAGCAATATAAGAGGCATAAGCTGGTGCTTGTCCGATAAGGTATTTAGCCAATATGCCTTTTCCAGTATTTGTAATCATTATGAAGACTCCTCAGAGTATATTGTATCATGTAGCTGGGTTATATCTGAAATAACTTGGACTTCTACTTGCTCTTCTGGTTTCAGATTAATTAGATCTATAACCAAATCGCCAGTATTAGGGTCTACATAGACATACTTGCAGTTTGGAACCTCATCGCCATCCAATATATCGTAGCCACTTCCGCATTCTGGAATTTTATCATAAAGAGAAATTGCAAAATTCTTAAAATAGTCTTTGTCAGTTCTAGATAGCGGAACTATGTTTTCTGATCTATACTGATATGCCAAGTCTGAAAGATTTTTTACAAGCTGGTATGTAACATTTTGACCATTTACAATATCATTTCTAACAACGTTAATTATTTCTTGACCACCAATGTCTTCAAAAATAAGATCCACCATTACATCTTCTGTAAGTGTACTGTCAGAAAAGTTCAGCAGCTCTGGGGTAGCAATTTTTACCGAACTGCTGGTATTTGAAGCATAAGCTCTAGTTTCTGTTGATAATGGCCTAGAATCCATTATGCCACCTCACTTAAAAATACAGACATTTCTGGACCGTCTGATGATGTTGAGTACTCTATTTGATAAACCACAAACCTATCACTATCGTCTGATACTTGATTTATATTGTTTGCATCCTTATAGTTAATACTAACAATATCTCCCAGCTGTAATATTGGCACTCCAAAAACATTAACTCCAACAGATTTTCTTGGCTTCATAACTTTAGATATCATCCAAGACATTAGATTTTCTGCATCGTCATGTGACTGTATGTATGGAGCATCTAGAGTAAAGTCTTTTTTGCCATGAGTTAGCCTGCTAATCTTTATGTCCTGATACTCTTGCTTAGATCTTGCTGGGTAGCTAACTAGCTGCTGTCCGTCAAATTGTGGATTGGACAAGTCGCTATTCTTGTCAAAGTATTCGTCTACTGTTAGCTCGTGCGTAGACTGTTGAGTAAAGGTCACACCCTGAATTCTCAAGTAGTTGCCACTTGTCTCATCTAAGCTTAGGGCTGTGTCAGTTGCATTAAATATTAAGAACTCTGCCCCATATGCAGTAGCCATAAAGCCAGAAGTTGTGTAGCCCTTAATTTGATTAAATGTTGGGGATAGCTTTGCATAGAGAGCTGGGAAAGCTTTGTCATATCTTATGTTAAAGTAAGCAGCTTCTCTCATAATTGTCCCGAACTCTTCGAAGTAAATGTTATATCTTGGTGGCTCTGATGGGCTAATTCCAGAAAGATATGTTGACTGTACGATTCCACTTAAAGCATATTTTCTAAATGACTCGTTCATGCTTACCTCTTCTCCAGAAAAGATTTGATTTATTGGGGTGTCTAGTGCGTAAGCCGTATTCTGAGAATAATTATTTGTAATTGCATAAACATTTTCAAACATGGCTCTGGATCCTCCACGAACAAATAGGCACATGTTCCTGTGTATTGGAAGCGGGTTGTCGTCTACTACTGTAGCAATTAGCTTATTATTAATATACAGGAAGAATCTTCTAGATGTACCAACGTCCTGGTACTCAACTGCTAAGTCATATACCGTTGGCTTATCTTCATTTGCCATCCTGTACTGCCCAGTAAAGTTACCATCATCTACTAAGATTTCTGCCAAGCCGCCAAAAAGCTTTACTGGCATAGCCTTGGTCTCGGAGCTATCTGTTGACTTTGCTACCTTATAGAATAATACGTTATGAATTTCGTCTGAGTTATCATATGAATTTATATTGTCTTCAGTTAGAGCAACTATTTCAAAAAAGTATCCGTTGTTGGTCTCTGGATTTACCAAAATTCCCAGACCACCACTAGCACCAGAAATTATTGATGGCTGGCTTGGGGTGCTTGACGAACCTAGGTAATAAGACGATGATCCAATTGGAGTTTGTGTACTATTTACGTTATTCTCAATTTTACCGATAATCCTCATTCTGGAGCCAAAGTGCTTATACTTATCATCCAAAGGCTTGTACACATAAGAAATAAAATCTGTTGGCGTGTCAGCAGTTGTGAATGCTGGACCAGTAAATACAAAAGCAGATGACTGAATCGTTCCAGGAGCCATAGACTCTTCTGAAACATTTTCCATTTGAGGCTTATATGTTAAAAAGTTTTTGAGAATCCCAGTCCTAGAAGAGTTTTGAGCAAGAGAGTTGTTTTCACCTATTGCTCCAGAAATAACTGTTTGAGGTGTTGCGTTTCCAAATAGCTGAGATCCATTCATCACGCAGCCACGAACATTCTGGTTATCTGACCAATAAGAAGAGAGTCCAGCTTGATGACTAACAATCTTGGTGCCGAACTGCTTCCTTCCATGCTTAGCTACTGGACCATTTTGTAGCTGAGTCCTGCCCTCAATAGTGACATAGTTTGGCTCGGAATAGATTCTTACTCTTCCAGTTGGATACATCTTTCCATTAAATGGCAATTTAGCAAAGTACTTCTGGTAGTCTCTTACGCTAGTTATCCATACCCTGCCAATGCCACCAGAAACAGATGCATCTGCAATCAATTCTCCATTAATATTTTCTTGGAAGATAGTTCTTTCTACTCCAGGAATTTCAAACTCTACGGCATCGTATTTTATAACCTCGCCATTTGCATAAAAGTATCCGTTATACCTTGTAATCCAGTAAACACTTTCTCCCAGATCCATAGTGTTATTTTGAATAATTCCATTAACAACAACTGGTGGCTGATCATTTAAAGAAGTGCTTAGCGGAATGGCACCTAGGACAAAATTAGATTGACTATTCACAACATCATTTACAGATTTTGTATTTTCGGAGCCAGCCACTTCCCAAAGTAAAGCAGGTCTATAAATCCAAACCTTGTCTTTGTCAATCATGCTCGCTTGCCTAATAGTTCCATAGGATCTTTGAATATATCTAGTGCTATAGTTAATCTTTCCACCATTAAAAACTTCATCTCTTTGACTTGCAATTTCAAGAATATTTGCTAGTTTTGCATTTGTTGTTTTATTAGTTAGTTGGCCATCTATAGAAAAATCTTTAGAGCCATATAGGGTTAAGTCTATCTCTCTATCAGACTCTGATGGCAGCATGTACTCTTTTGACATTACGACCAAGTTATTGTACTCATCAAAAAACATAGCGCTTTGAGTTGATACAGCTATGTCATTTAATACTTCTGCTAAAGATTTATCTGGTGCCACAAAAAAGTTTGGGATTATTGCCTCTGAAAGATTATTAACTCTCTTGAATACATAGTTTGAAAATCCAATAGAGTCAAGGATCATGGACACTGCATAGCTAAGGGATGCATTTTGGATAAAGGTTTGTGGTGCAGCCTTTGATTCAAAATAGAAAAACAGGTCCCTAAGCTCTATATTGACAGACCTGTCTTCTGAAGTTATCTCTGGAACTTGTTCGGAGTACATGGTCTTAATTGGTACATAATAATCTTGACCATTAACGTCTAGAATAACTTCATATAGCTTAAACTGAATACCCTTATTTAAATATCTTCTAATAATACTATTGGTGTTATTAGAGCTAAATGCTAAGTCGTAATCAAATAAGGATAAAGAGCCTACCCCAGCTAAAAGCTGTCCAACTGGCATTCCGCTATTTCCCAAATCAGAAGCTGCCTTTGTAACGCTAAAGCTCTCTACCTTATCGGAAAGGTCTACTGCTAGCCTAGGGGATAGTTCGATTAGATCAAATGTTGAGTCCACCTTATTCATTGTATCTATTACAATACGGATTCCAGAAATTTCATCAAATTCCCTGTACTTCCTTATTCCATCTGCTGGATCTAAATAAGATGCTGGAGCCGTTAAGTTTGTCGCAAAATTGGTAAGGCTGTTTACCTGAGATTCATCAAGATACCAGCCATACTCTGGAACAAAGGTCTCGTAGTCTTCTACAGAGTCTATCCAGATATGGTATACGCCAATATCGTCGTCCGTTTCCTTAATAAGGTAAGCTTGGCCATTAAAAGCCTGCTCTGGAAGAAAGCTTTGTGTATAATACTCATCTGCCTTAACAAAAATATTTCTATAAATTTCTGGAACAATTAGTCCGTAAGAAAGCTCTACGTATCCGTCTGATTTAATTATTGGAGTTCCGTCTTGCCTTGTGGAGCTGAGGTCAAAAGAAGCAGCGTCTGTCCAGCTATTATCTTTTAATGTTTGTACTTTCCATTTTACTGGAGTAGTGCTATTTTCATTTCCAAAGAATGGATCTTCAAAGTCTCCGCCGTTTCCAGAAAATGTTCCAAGATCAACGTCCCCTATATTTGTTTGCATTTTTACGACTAGCCTGTTTGCTGGAACTATATTTTTATATACAATAAAGGGAGATGCGTCATCTATAAAGTATTGATTATTAATAAATTTATTAGCAATACCTCTTTCAATTCCAGCTTCTGTTCTGTATGACGACCAGTACTTAAACTGGTCATCTTTGTGTGCCATGTAATACCGTGGCCTTCTAATCATGTCAATGTTGGTAAAGTGAGTGTACTTGCCAGGAAAATACCTAAGTTTGTTAATCCCTGAGCGGGGTCTAAACTTTCCAAAACATTCCTCTAAAGAATAAAGAAGTCTTTCTTTTTCTTTTGGCGGTGTAAACAAAATTGGGGTTTCGTCGTCATCCTCAAGGCCTCCGTCAATAACCACATCTGCGTCTGTTGCATCTGTATAAAAATTTCCAGAGTCGTTCTCATCAAATGATGTTACTGCTAGTCCATAGTCGCTAGCTGGTCCTTCAGTTGGGCGGTATCTGTAGTTACCAATCTTTAGAATGTTTTCTGCAATATTCATATTCCATTCTGCAATTACAGCAGAATTAGTTTTAATCGTAGAAGATGTTTCTAAATGATTTAATAGCTCATCATCTTTAAACATTTATACCTCTTCCAGCGTTACCGATATGTTCCAAAAATCGTGAGTGCTGGCTCCACGTCTAACAACAGTGTAAGAAAAGTCTGCAATAAACATTTCAACTAATTGATTGTAGTGTGGAAGATGAGCATATGCCTCATCACTATTTCCAAAAACAGAATATTTGTCGTATGCAAGATATACCCAAAAAGATCCTTTGTGATTTTCGTACCACTTTAAAACCTCTACCCCACCTGCACCACCATCTGTTGTGTACTGCTCAGATAAGCTTGTTAAATTTGGCAAAATGCTAAACGAGTTGTCTGCGCCTGGATCCCTAGATCCAGATGTGGATAGCTCAGGCTTTCCAGTAGACTGGTCAAAGTTTGGGCTTAGTTTATGAGATCTAGAAGGTAGCATGTCCCAAGAAGTAGAGATTGTCAGCTTGTCTGCAATATGATAAGAACGCATTCTTCCATTTACCATTCTTTTACGGCTTTCAATTCTTGTTGGCTTAAATTCTATAGGAGATCTATTGTCGTCAGAGAGGATTAGGAACTGGTCTAAATTCTCTGGATTGCTATTATCGCTATTGTCAGAGTTAACCTCAAGGCCATTTGGTACATAAAGTCCATCTACAAGTGTGCCAATGTTTTCAGACCACAGCATAGCTTGTGGTCTTTGATACTTTCTACGGCCTAGCATGTAGTCTTCTGTAGCCATTAAAACTTATTTCCCCTAATTCTCTGAGAGTCGATCTGCTTGATTTGTCCAATAACTGACCTAGCAATTTGGTCTGCATTAGCGTCTGTCTTGACATTAACGTTTACTTCATAATTATACACTGAATCACTAGAATGTGTTCCATTATTTATTGCCTTCATCTTGTCTACCCCATACTTTTCAACGGCATATTTGCGAACGACAAATTCTCCTGGGGTAAGCATTGCAGGGACGGTGTCTGTTCCCTTAGGCTCAAATATTCCACCATCGCTCATGTATGGAACAGAGCCTCCCTTAGACATCATCAGCTTGACGCCCTTGGCATTGTACGGCGTGTTTCCTGTTGGAGCAGCAAACTTATCCCCAGTAAGTGGATCTCTAAAAACTATTCCAGTATTTACCCTAGCATCTGCCACAGGAACAAAATACCCACGAGTAGGATCGTAAGTTACGGACTCTCTCGTAGATGTGGCAGCAGCTGTTGGAAGAGCTGCTGACAGAGTCTTTGATCCAAGGCTATTCCAGTAAGACACAATGTCCTTAACAATGTCCAGGGCTGCTTGCATGGCATCCTTAAAAGGTTGGCTAGAAGTAACTGCTAGGTCAATGCCGTTCTTTATCTGTGTCCACTCAAAACTTGTCCTTCCAAGAACTGTCAGCGATTCTGTGTCTTTGGCAAGCTTGGCTTCTGCTAGCCTGACTGCCTCGGCTGCAGGCTCTAGCCTTTGCTCTTCAATTACAAATATTTGTTTTTGAACGTTTAGAATCTCTGACTCTAGCTGAGACCTAGTTTTTCCACCAGAAGATCTTAGGCTGTCAAGTGCGCCTTGCCTTGATGCCTCTAGCATTTCTCGCTGGTTTCCAATAGCACCTTGTGCAGACTGAGACCTCATCTCCTGAGCCGCTCTAGCGGCTGCTGCAATATCACCCTGGGTCAAAGCATCTGCAAGAGAAATCTGCGTTTTCTGTTGAGCAGAAATAGCTTCATTTGCTTTTTCAATCTTGTCTAAAGCTTCTAGCCTCTTGTCGTACTTTTTATTAACCTCGTCTTCTTGCCACTCAATTTCTTGAATTCCAGCATTAAGGTCATCCATCCTAAACTGTAAGGCCCCTATTTCATTTTGAGCCTGAGCCATAATTTCTCTAGCACCCTTTTGAGTAACCCCTGCAAGGCTAAAGTTTTTAAGGTTAACTTCCATATCAATTTTAAGTTTTTCTTCTTGAGCAGAGAAAGCCTCCATGGCTTTTCCAAATCCATTATCAAAAACTGACTGCTTAAACTCAATGTTGTCAATAACCTGTTGCATGCGGGTAGCAAATTCTGGCGGTAACTCTTTAATCATTCCAGTTAAGAATTTTTGATAAGTTTCTGAAAGTGTTGAGTCAAACTCAATTGCTGCTTGCTGTAACTCAGTAAACTTAGTGTTGTTTGTGTTAAAGCGATCTGTCATTTCCTTTTCGCCTGCAGCTTGCTGGATATCCTGAATTAGCTGGAGCCTTGCTGCTACTAGGCCTACCTTAGCAGCTGAGTCGTTAGCATCTTTGCCTAGCTGCTTAAGCTCTTCTGAAGATATACTCTTAGACGCAATAGCTGCAGCGGTTGCGGGATCCTCAATTGCTTTCAAAGCTTCTGATACGGACATGCCTGCACCAACTAGCTTATTAAAAGCTTTGGACTGGTTGTCAGCTTCTCTAGATGCTTCCTTTAGACCTATCTGGTATTCTCCCAAAGCAATTTCGTTAAACATCTTGGCAAGGTTTTTTCCAGCTGCCTTAATCTTAAGAATTCCATCTTTAAATGTTACAAATCTTTGCTGGACATCTTTGTCAAGACCTAGAATGTAGTCTATGAATGTTCTGTTTGCCCCACGACCCATCAGGCGCTGCTCTAGCCCCTGGAACTGTTTCATATTCTTGTTGCCACCAAGCCACTTACTTAGCTCTGTTACGCCACCAGTTGCATCTACTGCAGCTGCCCTTACTTCTTTAAGCCTCTTTAGTGGTTCTGCATATGGGTCTGTTCCTGCACCCGTACCAGCGCCACCCTTCTTTTTGCCAGGGTCACTCTCTTTAGCCCCTGTACCACGCTCTCCAGTAGCCCAAGCCGAAGCAGCAGCTCCGTAAGTAGCCTGATCTACAGTTGCACTGCCAGTACTAGAAAGTCCCTTTTCTGCCATGTATGCTGCCAAAACACCTGGATCAGTTTTTCCAGCCAAGAAGTCTACTGTTATTTGATAAGCAGCTTCGTTATCTCCTCCAGAAATAATATCCCAGTTAGCAATCATCGATCTTAGTTGAGCACCAAGAACTGGATCCTTGGTAGCATCTGCCATCTCTGTAATGTACTTAAGATTTATGGTTTCTGGGAAATCCTCTGTTTTATCCATGTAGTCTTTAATGGCATCAATCTTTTCTTCGCCTCTTACGTTTAGGTCAATGGTGAATCCATACCTACTCTTAAAGTTGGTTAGTACTGATAGGGCCTCAAAGCTGTCATCAAAATCTCGATCTTTTTGAGCAAACATTTGTAGATATACTGGATAGTTTGCTTGACTTACATTAGAAGTTGCAAGTATTTGTAGTAGATCATTTGCCTCTCCAGTACCCTTTGCTTTTACCAAAGCTGAAAACTCTGTACTAATCTTTCCGCCTGTTTTTTCATCGGCAGCGATTAAGCTAGTTATAACCTGAGGATCAAGTTCTTTAGACAGGTAGGCTAAGGATAGTGTGGCCTGGAACTCACGGGTGTACCCCTGCTTTCCGTCCATTTCGTCAATAGCCTTTATGGCTTGATCGCCAAATATTTTATTTGTGCCTTCTGTATATACATTAGTTGCCGCTGACTTAAATCCTTCGTCAAAAGTGCCCTTATCCATTGCAAGGGACTGTTGCATAATGTTATCAAAGCTGGTGGCATTAGACTGTCTGATTGCCTCGACGTCTGCCTTTCTCTTGTCGTACAAGTCGTTGAGCTCTTCTTCAAGAGTTTTTCTCTTTTCAACGCTTGTTGTAGCTGCAATCTCTTGTTCTTTAATAGCTATTTTTTGGTCGTACTGCTGTTTTATAGAATCTAGCAATCCTCTGTTTTGTGCCAACTGCTCCGCTGCAACAGTTAGACTTGCTCCAGTAAGTTCTGCATTTTCTTTTGCTTCTGCAAGCTCTGTAGTAATTGCAGCGGCACCAACAACTCCTGCAGCAATTAGGGTAAGCCCTCCAG